CGGCCTGGCTCCGCACCCACCGGTAGACCTCCTGGCTCCTGAACCCCGAGTCCACCGCCGTCATCCGGATCGGCAGCCGCTGCCCATCGCCGCGGCCAAACTCCGACCGCACAAACTTCGACAGCTCGCGCCATACCGCCGGCTGCGCCGTGTCGCCAGCCAACACCTGGTAGTCGAGGCTCCAGCTCTCCATCCCCTTGCCCCAGCCCACCACTTCCAACTCAAGGCGGTCCATCTGGACGTCCACGCCGCAGGTTATGAACACCACCCCATCGGGCACCGTGCCAAGCTCGTAGAGCTCCCGGCGGCTGTAGAGCGCTTCCCAGTCCGGAGCCTCGCCGTCGCTGTTGTACGGCAGGGCCAGCACCGTGTTGACGAACGGCTGTTCCTTCGACGGGTCGTCCTTTGTCTTGATGAAATCCAGCACCGCCTGGTTCCAACTGAACCAGCCAAGAGGCGAGTAGAGCGAGTTGCAGTGGTAGCCCTGGTGCAAGGTGCGCTCGGGAAACTTCGGCTCCCACCACCCGTCGTCCCACACATCTGGGTCATACCACCACGCCTTGGTGTCCTCGCTGATGCCCTGTCCGCAGCCCTCCGCTTCGCAGATCAGCACCGGCGGCACCGTCAGCCGTTCTGGCAGGCCTGGGTCTTTCTCGTCCCATCGCATCCGCTCCCAGTTCAGCTCTTGCCGGTGCCCGCAATGAGGACACGGCAGCTTCAGCGTGTTCTGGCTGCTCTCTTCCCACTTCCCCCAGATCGCGCTGGTGCCCGCCAACTTTGGCGTCGAAGTGTTCGCCTGCTTGCCCCGGCTGCCAAAGGTTCGCCGGCGCGCGTTCACAACCGCCAGGGGACTCCCCTCTTCATCGACGTTTAGTGGCCAGCGGTCGATCTCATCGTTTGCCGAAAACCGGATCGGCATCGACGCCAGGCCGCTCGCGGCGTTCGCACCGCGCATGCTCAGCTGACCGTTCGGGAAGTCCTTCTGCAGGATCGTGTTGCCGCTGTCCCTCGACTTCGCCTCTTTGACCTTCTCTCGAAGCGCTGGCGTCGCCTCGATCATTGGCTGAATCCTAGTTTTCGAGTATTCCTTCGCTCGGTCGATCGTCGGCTGGACGTAGAGCGTCGGCCCAGGCGCGATGTCCATGATGTAGCCGACCCAGTTGTTCAGGCCCTCGCTCTTCCCCATCTGGCTGCCGAACACCAGCGTCACCTCCTGAACCTTGCTGGTGACCGACAGGTCATCCATCGGCCGCCGCAAGTACGGGGTCCGCGTGGTCTTCCACGGGCCGTGCTCGCTGCTCGCCTTCGGGCTCAGCCACCGCCGCTGGTCCGCCCACTGGCTCACGGTCAGCAGCGGGTCTGGCAGCATGCCATCCCAAAACGACCGCTCAACCGCTTCAGCTTCTGCCAGTGCCATCGGCCAATGCCTCCAGTGCCCCAACTAGGTGGCGTTCGATCACCAGCAGAACATCCGCCCGCTGGTCCGGTGTCATTCCGCCAGCAGCCTTCGCAATTTCCCCAATCATCTGTGGGCCAATCCGCAACACCGCATCACGCACACGCCTACCAGACTCAAATCGTATGCGTTTCATGTCTTCGGCACTTACAAGTTTCCCAGTCCGCTCCTCGTAATCGAGCTTCAGCAGCATCGCCTTGTACCCCTCGGCCGCGGCCTTTGCTGAGTTGTACGTGCCAGCAGTGCCACGGTTGCCAGGCGGATCTGGCGGCGCCATCGGCCCCGGCGGCTCGACATCTTCCCCTCTCGCCCGTGCTTTCCCCGCGTTGATCTGCGCTGCACTCCTCACCCGGCCCGGTTCGGTGTTGCGCTCCCACTCGATCTCCGCAATCTCCGGATCAATCACCCACCCGGGCCGGCCCGTGGATCCCTTCGGCTTCGCCTTCTCCAGCTGCGCGCTGCGCTGCAGCCGGCCAGTCCTGATCGCCTTCCGCACTGCCTGCGGGCTCACGCCCTTCTTGGCGGCGAACTCAGCGACGGAGATCAGCACAACTCGATGTAGTACCCAGCCTCAACCAGCTTGACTCCAACACCCGCAGGCACCGGCTGCATCAGCTCGATCGGCGTGTCCAACCCCGCCATCCCACGCACCAGCGTCACCAGCTGGTCGATCAGCAGCACCGCATGGCCGCGGCCTTCCAGCATCTCGTCCACCGTCGTCTCGGGGCCCTCCGCCCCGAACGTGATCCGCATCGGCCAGCCCCTCACGTGCCCGTCATCGCCCCACTGGCAGCCGTACCGGATGCTCGCCACCTCAATCATCGAACGTCGGCACGAACGGCCTCGGTGGAGTCACAGCATCCTGCCAGGGCATCAGCACCATCGTCCCCGGCGTCGCCTTCACCACCGACACGATGTTCTGCCCCGGGGAGGCATCGATCCACGTCCACACCTGCGCATCGCCCCATAGCAACCTTGGCTGCGACACCACCACGCCATGCAGCTGAAGCATGCAGCTTCCCGGCTCGCGCATCACCTCCAGCCCCAGCCGCTCGCTCAACGCCCACGCCAGCAGCTGGCCGCCGCGATCCACGCCATGCACGCCGATCCGGTCGCGCGGGCACTGCGCGGCAATCACATCAACCGCTGCATCGAACTTGGCCCACGTCAGCTGGAGCAGCATCAGTCCTTCCCAGGGATCCACGCCCTATTGAAGCTCCCGCCGCCGGCTTGTGCAGGCATCCCCGCACGATTGATCAGCCGCGTCACCTCTTCGCGCTCCATCCCCAGCCGCTTCTGGATCTCGCGCTCCGGCACGCCATCAGCCACCATCCGCCGCACGATCTCCGCCATCCGCAGCACCGCATGGGTGCCACGGGCCCTGTTGTGCCGGATCGTGCTCATCATCCGATGCAGCGGATCCAACCTGGTCTCCACCACCGGCACCATGCCGCCCGTGAGCGCCGACACCCTTGGATCTGCGCTCACGGTCCACCGGTGGAACCCGTCGACGATTACGTGCTGGCCATCGGCCTCCGGCAGCACCACGATCGGCTGGGTCCAGCCGTCCTCGAGGAGGCTCACCACCAGCAGCTCCAGCTCCGGAGACGCCACATGGTTGGGGTTGTAGGCGTTGCCCGCCAGTTTCTCTCGCGGCAGCCACCGGACCCGGCTCACTGGTTGGTCCTTCACGCTCAATGCTTCGTCTCCAGCGCCTTCACCTGCTCAAACGTCAGGCCCCGCCGCTGCGCCGCTGTGATTGCTCGCTGCGTCAGTTGGCCCTTCTTCCGGCCCTTCAGGTCTCCCCTGCTCACGATCTGGCACACATACTTCCAGCTCAGGCCCGACATCACATCGTCCTCAGCATCCGGGATCGGCCGCCGCGTCTTCTTCCGGTGCATCTTCATCACCGACGCCAGGCCCCGCGCGATCTCGCTCCGCTGCGGCTCCGGGTACATCTGCAGCATGCTCATCGCCCATTGCTGCCAGCTCATCCCCGGTGGTGGTTCCTTCAGCCTCGCCCCGTAGAGATCCGTCAGCGCATACCGGCCCGCAGTGTTCACCCCGTCCACGCGCCGCAGCATCCGCTCCCACAGCTCCGGCCAGCCCTCGGCGTACTTCCACAGCCCGCCCAAGGGCTCCTCGCCGAACGGTGGAGTCACCCGCTGCAGGGTCACACTGGTGCCCAGCATCGCTTGGACGTCATAAGCCCGGTTGTAGTCCCACTCCTGCTGCCGCGCCGCGCGCCACACGTCCTCAGCCTTCCAGTCGTAGATCGGCTTGCAGTTCACGTAGTACCCCATCCGCGCCTCGGCGATGTAGTTGTCCCGCGTTCGCCGCAGCACCGTCTGCATCCTGCGCGGGCTCTCCTGCGCCCTGATCCCCGTCAGGTCCGCCACGCGGCCGCATTCCGGCCCGAACAGGCACGGGCCCACATCATCCACCTGCATCCCCGCGCGGAACCGCGGCACATCCCCCACCGTCACCGCCCCCGCCGGCAGCGGCCGGATCCACCGATCCCGGGCCGCCTCGTCCCAGCACACCCACCACGGCTCGCTCCTTGAGCACGCATTCCGGTGCGTCACCGGCAAGCAGCACCACCACAGCCGCACATCCTCCCGGCTCCGCACCCGCTCCACGTACTCCACCGTCTCCGGGTAGCAGGCCTCCTCATCCACGAAGTAGACGTCCAGCGGCAGCCGGCCCCGCTCACGCGCCACCTGCGCCGCCAGGTTCAACACCACCGTGCTGTCCTTCCCGCCGCTGAAACTCACCACCACACGATCCACCAGGTCGTAGATCCGGTGCAGTCGCTCCAGCGCCACGGCCAGCACGTCGCGCTCGATCGACTTCGGCTTCAGCGTCATCGCGTCTGGATCCCCGCCAGCTCCGCCGCCGACACGCCGTTCACGATCGTCCGATTCACCATCGGGTGATCCACATCTGTCGGGCCCGTGTCCGAATCCGGGTGCCACGCGATCACCGTCAGCCCACTCTCCGGCCCCGTCAGGAACCGGTGCTCACCGTGCGGGTGGATCACAAACACCATCCCCGGCTGCAGCTTCTCCCGCCCCGCCGGCGTCTCGCACCACCCCCGCCCGCGCACCACCATCCCCACCCTCACGCTCGGATGGCTGTGCATCGTCTGCATCGTGCCCATCGGGAACCACAGCCCATTGAGACAGGGATCCCCCAGCCGCACCGGCGGCACCAGCAGGCTGTCCGTGCAGCCGTCGATGTACCGCACCCCGCCGTCAGCACATGCGGCCACATGCCCGACTGCCGCACTGTCAGCGCGCCATGCCAGCAGAACACGTACTGCGTCGCGTCCTCACCCAGCACCAGGGCCCCGTCATCCACGCCCCACAGCCGGCAGTCCGGCAGGTCCCTCAGCAACCCATGCGCGATCTCAATCAGCTCCAGGCTTCTGCTCATCCATCCACTCCCTGCAGAGCGTCGCCAGGGCCTCCGGCATCCCCTCCAGCCCCCATCGCTCCTTCGCCATCCGTGCAGCACCCAGCACCGCCTCGCGGTCATCCCACCGCATGTTCAGGCTGAACACGTGCCGCTCTTCCACCTCGCCGCTCTCATCCTCAGCGGTCGTGCCATCGTCCTCAGGCTCCGGCGGGGCCGCCCCGGGCCGCCCGGCCTCGGGCTCCACACGCTCGTTCGCGTTGCTGGTCCCCCCCCCGCCCATCTCCTCAAGCACCAGCAGCTCCAGGCCATCATGCAGCCGTTGCAGCTCGTCCTCGTCGAAGCCCAGCAGCCTGGGGTCCAGGTCGATCGCCGCCAGCTCCTTCGCCAGCAGCTCCTGATCCCACGTCGCTCCCTCCGCCAACCGGTTGTCCGCCAGGAGGTACGCGCGCCGTTGCACCTCATCCAGGTGGTCGAGCACCACCACCGGCACAGTCGCCAGCCCCAGCAGGTGCGCAGCCTGCAGCCGGCCGTGGCCCGCCAGGATCCCGTCCGCGCTGTCCACCAGGATCGGCGCAGTGAAGCCGAACTCGCGGATGCTCGCCGCGATCTGCTCCACCTGCCGCTCGGAGTGGACCCGCGCGTTGTTTGCATAGGGCCGCAGCCGGTCCAGCGGCCACATCTCCAGCCGCTTCGCCA